CGACGCCGCCCGTGCGAGTGACCCAGATGCGGTCCGTGGCCGAGGCAAGCAGATACCCCGCGCTCAGCGCCCAGTCGTCGACCGATGCCCAGACGGGTTTCAGCCGCGCCGCTTCTTCGATCAGGCTCGCCACGTCCCACGCGCCGTTGGCCTCGCCGCCGTAGCTGTCCAGGCGCAAGAGGATCCCCCGGACCTGCGGGTCCGTGGCGGCCTCGAGGATCTCGTTGCCCAACTGCTCATAGGAGGTGAGCCCCGACTGCGCATCCATCCCCGAGGCGCGGTTGACCAGGCTGCCCGAGACTTCGATGACGGCGATGCCGGCGTCGGTCACGGCGTAAGGCTTCCGCGACCGTTGTTCGGTGAGCAGTGCCGCGTCCACGGCAGGCGGCTCCAGGCCGAGGCGCGGAGCCAGCACGGCCAGAATCGCCGCGAGCTTCTTCTGATCGATCATCAGCGGCGTGTGGAACACGCGCGAAGCGATGTGCGGAAGGTTCGTCATTGGACTAGCGGTGCGGGCTCTGGCTCGATGATTCGCTGCCCGTTGCTCGTGGTCTTGCGGGGATCGGAGTCATAGGTCAGCCCCAGCGAGTCGGCGCGTGCGTTGTCGGCAGCGGCCTGCCGGTCCACGTCCTCCTCGTCGTAGCCCATCTCGTTGATGACGGCGCTGCGCGGCTTGAAGCCCGCGCGCACGGCCGTGACCTCGGCGTTCATGTCCTTCAACGGATCGACCCAGGCCCAGGAGGGCGGCCGCCATTCGACATCGAGGTAAGCTTCGGGCGCGCGGGCGTAGTCGCGCGCATCGATCGCGCCGGTTAGGGCCGCCGCTTCGATCCACGCCCGCCACACCGGGCGGCAGAACTGAAACACCATCACCTGGTGCTGGAACTGCTCGCAGCGGCGGCGGAATTCGAGCAGTCCCGCGCGGATCGAGGAGTAGTTCACACGCTCGAGGTCCCCCGTGAGTTGCTCGTAGGTGATCCCGATGCCCGCGGCGATCGCGCGCAACTGGACGCGCATGAACTCCGTGTACATGCCGCCCACGTCGCCGGGCTCGGTGAACTTCACATCTTCGCCGGGCAGCAGCTTCACCATCGAGCCGGGTTCGATTCCAGCCAGCGGCGCGCCGCTTGAGTCCGTCTCGCCCTCGCCCGGCTTCGCGCCGATCACCGGGTCCTCGGGGTTGTTCTCGGTAATGAAGGCTGCAAACATCGCCGCCAGCTTCTTGCGCACCAGCTCGGCGTCGTCGTACTGATCGAGTTCGTGGAGCTTCACCAGCACCTGCGTGAGCCACGGCTGGCCGCGATGCTGACCAGGGCGCAATGGCTTGTAGATGTGCAGGACGGTATCAGCTGGCACGCGCGCCGTCTCGCCGGCGTTGAAGAACATAAGCTTCTCGCCCGGGTGCTCGCGGTAAAGGTGATACGCCACGCGGCGGCCGAGCTTGTCGAACTCGATTCCCGCACGGATGACGTTTCCGTTGGGCAGATTCTCGTTTTTCGTGGTCGGTAGGTGCTCGGCTTCGAGAAGCTGGAGTTGCAGCGGCACGGTCAGCCCGTCCTCGGGCCGGCGGTCGCGGATGCGGACCAGACACTCGCCGCCCTCGATCGTCGAGCGGCAGACCAGCGCCTGAAGCCCGTAGAAGTCGGTCAGCCCTGCGGCATCGGCCTCGTCGGTCCAGCGCAGCCAGAGTTCCTGAAGCCGCCGTTTGACCGACGGGTCCGGGTGTTTCGATTGCGGCTTGATGCCCGTGCCGACGGCGTTGCCGACAAAGCTTTCGACCGCATTGCTCGCCCAGGCGTTGCGGCGCACCATGTCGCGGGAGCGGGACCGCAGAGCGTCGCCACCGCCGGCCACCAGGGCGTTGATCCCTTCATTTGAAGGGTTCCAACCTTGCGTGCGGCGCGTGATGGCGGCGGCCTCGTAACCAGTGAGCGCCCGAAGGGGCGCCCCAAACGCCGCCCGCATCAAGTTGCGCCAGTAGCCCATCAGAAACCTTTGGTTGTATAGGTCCGGATCACGCGCGAGCGCGGGCGCGCCGGATCCGCCGCGGCCATCGCGGCTTTCACTTCGGCGATCGCCTTCTTGAGTTCATCGACGCTGCGGTACTCGAGGCTTCGGCCCTCGAACGTCACGCGCAGCGTGCCGCTGGCGAGCGCCGCCTCGAGGGCTTCGAGTTGGGCTTGCGAGTAGGCCATGGGTCAACGCCTTATCGCTTCATCCAGTTCGAGCTCACCGTCCGGCGGCGCACGGCGCGCGGCTGAGGCGGCGCCGCCGGTTCCGGCTGTGTGGCCGGTGCAGGCAAGAATTGCTCGAGTTCCCGCCAGTGCTTCTCGGTGAAACGGTCGATGCCGTAGATCGAGGCCGCCGCGCGTGCATAGACCCGGCAGTCCAGCGCCTCGTTGCGCCGGTTGGGCGCGACGACCCAGTGGCCTTTGACCAAGCTCTCCGAGGTCAACTGCCGGAAATACTCTTCCTCGTAGCGCGGGAAGTGGCAGTAGCCCGCCGGGAACGGCTCGCCGCTTTCCTTCGTCGGCGGCACGAGACGCAGGCGGCTGTAGAGTTCCGACTTCGCCACCGAAGTGCCGAGCGTCCACAGCCGTGTCCCGCGCCGCTTGCTCGCATCCACGGGCGAAGCGCCCAGAATCAGCCGGTCCGTCCGCGCCGTGCCTTTCACCGCCACGGCGGTCTTGGGATGCGCGGCCCGCGCGCCAGCCGGGCCCCAGGAGGCCTGAGGATGGCCGCGCACCCAATCGTATGTGATGCGCGGGTTGAAGCCCGAGTCGACGCAGAGCACGCGGATCGGCAGCCGCATGCCGCTCGCGTGCGGGAACTCTTCCTCAAGCAGCGCGTCGAGCTGCCGCCAGACATCCGCTCGCGCCGTGTCGCCCACGAGCACGCGGTAGTCGACCGACCAGGACTCCTTCGCTCGCCCCCAGGCCACCACTTCGACTTCGATCCGGTCCCGCTGCACGTCGGCGCCGGCGGTGAGAAACAGCCCGCCCTGCGGGACCGTGCCAATCGGATAATCCTCGCGCCGGTCATACAGCGGCTGCCAGTCCGGCGCATCGCCGCGCTCCTGCCACGACTCGCCGAGCACGAGATTCACAAACGACTTCAGCCGCTCGACATCCTTATGCGCCTTCTCCCAGTCGTCGGCTGCGCGCTCCCAGGAATACCACCCCACGGGGCTGTACAAGCTAGACAGGTGATACCCGCGCGTGCGCCCGTCGCCTGCCGCTTCGGGCCGCCACTCACCTCGCGCGAGCATCCCGTTCTTCTGATGATTGAAGATGGCCTGCTCACACGCGATGCAGTGGTAGGCTGCTTTGCGCGGCTCACCCTTCGGCCAGCGCAGACGCTCGAACTTGAGCACCTGGAACTCGCCGCAGTGCGGGCAGGGCACCCAGTAGCGCCGCTGATCGCTTTCAGCGAACGCTGCCTCGATCCGGCTCAGGCCCGTCACCAGTGGCGTTGAACACATGAAAACTTTGCGGCGCGAGAACGTCCGTGTTCGCGCGAAGGCCAGGTTGATCGGATCACCCTCGCCGTCGACGTCGCCCGGATAGGCGTCGATCTCATCCAGGAACAGATAGCGCACGGCCATCGAGCGCAGCCCCACGGCGCTGTTGGCCCCCGTCATGACCAGCACGCCGCCGGGGAACTCTTTCGACAGAACCGTGTTGCCCGAGTCGCGCGAGCGCGGGCTCTTCACGAGTTCCCGCAGCACATCGCTCTCCTCGATCAGCGGATCGATGCGCTGCTTCGAGTTCCGCTTGGCAAGCTCAACGGTGGGCTGCACGACCATCATCGGCCCAGGAGACTTGTGGATCACGTAGCCGACCCAGTTGTTGCCGCACTCGGTGCCGCCGATCTGAGAACCCTTCATGAAGACCACGCGTTCCTCCGGCGAGGACGGTGAGAGAGCATCCATGATCTCGCGCAGGTACGGCGTGCGCTCCGTGCGCCACGGGCCCGGCTCGGCCGCGGCTTTGCCGGAGAGTTTCCGGTAGCGGTCCGCCCACTCGGAGACCGTCAGTACGGGGTCCGGCCTCAGACCCGCGTTGAAAGCGGCGTTGTAGATCTCAGTCGCTGTTTGGGCCGGCAAGGACATCCAAAGCTCTCAGGATCTCGTCGCTCAAAATGCGATGGACCCTGCCCTCATCACTTTCCGCCGCCAACGTCGCCGCTACCCGGTCGGGAATGTTCAGCATGTTGTCGCGGACCACGCGCCCGCGCGTAAACCCCGCCACCTGCACCTCATCGCGATCCACGACCTTCGCGATGCGCTCCTCGAACTCGAGCTTGGCCAAGCGCGCCAGGTAGCTCTCCCGGATCGCACGCGCGCGGAAGTAATCGAGCCCGGCGGCCGGGGCCTCGGCCGGTTCGCGCGGCGTGGCGGCTACCGGACGCGCCCGACGCTGCCCGGGCCGCGTCTTCGCAGTCCATTCGGCATCGGCGCGGTCGCTATCGATCAGGCCATCCGCGTTGGGCGAAATCCGCCCGGAATGGATCGCTTTTTGCACAGCCGCCAGGCTGACGCCGCGATGCTTGGCGTAGGCGCGCAGGCTCAGCAGCGGCATGAAACTTTCTCGCGGTTCGATGGCGGAATTCGCTTGATTCTAAGCGCCAGCGAAGTGATGAATGGGTTCGCAATGAGGAACACCAAAGCACAGAACGGGAGACAGACTATGACCGCACAACCCTACATCGAATGCTCGCTTTGCGATGAAGCCAAGCCGGTCCACCGCGAGCTCGTATTGACCAACCGCGAGGGCCTGCTCCTCGACCAGGCCCGTTTCTGCCGCGACTGCTGGAACGACATCCGGCAGTCGGTCGAGGACGCCAGCGGCCTCATCGACCGCCGCCGGGGGGATTAACGCCATGGCCATGACGCGCGAAGAACTGATCGCCTGGGCCACTCGCAACGGATGGAAGCTCGACCGCTGGGGCCACCTCAAGAAGGAGTTTTCCAACGGCACGCACCGATTGAAACTCAGCCGCATTGCCGCACGACACGAGCTCTCGACCCCATTCGGGTGGGCGAAAGTTGCGAGCGGCTACTACAAGAACTTGCACCTAACCGCCGACGATCAACTCGCCGGCATGACCCGATAGAAAGGACACCTGCTATGACGACGTTTGCCATCGACAACGACTGCACGATCACCGCCTACCTGGCCGAAGAGCCGATCCCGGACGGCCACGCGCGGTTCTCGAGCGAGAAAGAACTCGCGAAGCTCGCCGCCAACTGGCCCGCCGAGCGCCTGGTCGAGATCTGGAACGGCTTCGCCGGCGTGCCGCCCTTCGGCGACCTGAAGCCGGTCAAGAAGTTCACCGACCGCAAGACCGCCCTGGCGCGGATCTGGAAGGCGGTCCAAGCCCTGACGCCCGTCCCTGCGCCCCAGGCGGCCCCTGACGCGAACAAGGCGGCCAAGCCGAGGAAGGCTCACACCGAGGAGAAAGGCGCCGCCCCCGCGCGCGAAGGCAGCAAGAAGGCGATCGTCCTCGAACTCCTGCGCCGTCCCGAGGGCGCCACCCTCGCCGACATCATGTCCGCGACGGGCTGGCAGGCCCACAGCGTCCGCGGCTTCCTCTCGGGCGCGCTGGGCAAGAAGATGGGGCTCACCGTCGAATCCCTCAAGACGCCCGAGGGCGCCCGTGCCTACCGGGTCCAAGCGTAACCGCAACATCCTTCCCCTCCGCCGCCGGCCTCAATCGCCGGCGGATTCTCTCTTCTGCCTTGCAATCCCCTCAATTCGTTCCTCCAGCAGCGCGTTGTGCAACTCACACTCCGCGCGCCGCATGTACAGACCGTTCAGGCGCAAAATGATCCGGCTTTCGAGTTCGGCCAGCTCTTTGCGCACCTCAGCCAGCAGCGCCCGGTTCTGGAGGCTCACGTAGGTGGCGATCAGTCCAGACAAAAGACCAATGCCAGGAATCAGCCACGCGGCAGCTTCAATTAGCATCACGACGCCCCGGCTGTGGTCTGCTTCCAATTTCCGGTTGGGCGTGCCGCCCCGAGGAATTTATCATGGTCTGGAGACTGATTGGGTTGTATGGCCAAGAAACCGAAACAGCTTGACCCGATCCACCGCGGTGAGATCCTCGCGGAGGAGTTGATGAAGCCTCTTCGTCTCAGCATCACCGCCGTTGCTCGCGACCTCCACGTACCGTCTGGCCGAGTTCGCGGCATCGTGAGAAGGCAGCGCCCGGTTACTGCTGAGATGGCACTACGTTTGGCGGCGTACTTTGGCACTTCGGTGGAACTCTGGCTCAATCTTCAAACCAAGTACGATCTGTGTCAGGCGCGCCGCACGCTTGGGGCAGAGATTGCGCGTAACGTTCGGAAGCGGCCGACGTCGTAGGTTGCCCGACTTGATGCTCACGCTCTCGTTGCAGAATCCGCAACTCCTGCGCCCAGTCGTGCAGCGCCAGGCACAGGCCCGCGACGTCGGGATGACCCGCGCGCAGCAGCGCCTCGGCTTCGGCCATCTCCCGTTCGCATCGTGCGACCTCACGCCGCCACTGCTCCTCGCTCCAGGGCGATTTCTGCAAACCCTCGTCCGTCGGATTCGAGCACAGCGCGTTTGCCGGAGAACTCTTCAAAGCGGCGGATGATGACATCACAGTACTTTGGCTCCAGTTCGATCAGCCGTGCCTGGCGACCGGTCTTCTCGCAGGCGATCAGCGTCGAACCCGACCCAGCGAAGGGATCGAGCACCGTGTCCCGGCTTTTGCTTGAATTGCGGATTGCGCGCTCGACCAGCTCGACCGGTTTCATGGTCGGGTGCAGGTCGTTGGCGATGGGCTTCTTCACAAACCACACGTCGCCCTGGTCGCGGGCGCCGCACCAGTAGTGGTCCGTCCCTTCCTTCCAGCCGTAGAGGATTGGCTCGTACTGCCGTT